ATTAATAAACAAAAAGATAAACTAAAAGAAATAGTACAAAGGAGAATGAAAAATGCCAAAACCAGTTAGAGGTTATGTGCCGCAACGATTCATACTTGAATTAGATAAGGTGTCATATGCCAAAACAAAACAAAAAGTAGAGCAAGAAGTCGGTATTGCTGGACTTAGTTCAGCCAAGATTTTAAATTATATAATGAATAAATATTTAGGAGAAAAAAATGATAACAAAGAAGATAACAACACTATTCGGTAATTTAGCACCAGTACATGAACGCTATGTAAACAAGGCTAGTTTTCAGAAAAAAGATTTACAGATTAAATATAAAAGTGAAAAAATGATTGTTGCTTTTAATCAATTAGACAATCCAATTAAAACTACGATTGTTACAGATAAGTTTACAGGAGAACCAGCTAAACTTTATTATTATAATTGGAAACCATTAGATAAAAGACAAGGAGTATTATTGGTATGATTAACCCAGATATATTTACAAAGTTTAATTTAGAAAAAGATATGCTTCCATTTTCTGCAAGTAAGATAAAGACTTGGAAGAATAACCCAGCACAATTTGTATTGCGATACATTTATGGCTATCCTACAACTTCAAATCACGCAATGGAACGAGGTACAGCAGTTGAATTTGGTTTAAAACATTTGTTTACTGATAACGCTACTGTTGAAGAATGTTTTGAAAAAGCCATTACTTACTACAAATCAGCTACAGCTTTATTAGAAGAAGAAGATGAAAAGCAATATAATATGATTGCACCTATGGTTGAACAATGTTTTGAAAAACTATTACCACTCAAAGATAATTTTTTATCTTTTCAAGGTCGTATTGATACAAACATTTTAGAAATACCTTTTTATGGGTTTACTGATTTTGTTTTTGAGTCTGAAAGCAAAATATTAATTATTGATCTTAAAACAAAAGCCAAGTTTATGCCTACACATGATGATATGCTTCAAATGGCTATTTATGGCAAGGCAATGAAAGAAAAATTTGATAAACCTGTTGAAATAAAACTTTTAATTTCTACTGGTAAAGAGCAAACTAAAAAAAGTCCTAGAGTTTGTGAATTTGTTGATTTTGTACCTAACGCTAAGTATTTAAAAGAGATAGAAATGCACCTAATGAGTTGTGCTAATATCTTTAATGCGTGTAATGAACCAGATGATATGAAGCATTTAATAGTGCCTAAATTAGATGATTGGACTTGGAATAGTGCGGAACTATTGGAGCAAAGACATGAAATTTGGGGGATTTGATTGTTGTTATTATTGCAACAGAAAATATTTATTAACTAATATGATAGGTCTTAATTCTGTTGTTGCTTACAAAGTAAATGGAGATAAGGCTGGTGCATACAATAAAAATAATATGTTTAAGTACGCTTGTATTCGCTGTTTTAATCACATTGTTTTAAAAACTAGCACAGATAAGACAAATAAATATTATGATGAATTAATTAAAAAAAAAATTGGAGAAAAAAATGACAAAAATATGGAAGATGGGAATTAGCACCGATAATTTTATCGCTGACACAGTAAACCTTACAAACGAAGAAATAGGTATTTACTTTAGATTATTATGCTACGCATGGAAGAATGAAGCATATTTACCTAAAGATATATCCAGAATAAAACGCATAGTTCAAAACGCCCAAGAAGAGGATATAAACTACATACTAAAAACATACTTCAAAGAAGATGATAACGGATACTTCTCAAAAGCCCAAAAGGAAGAATTTGAATGGGTTATTGAGAAATCTGGTAAGGCTAAAGAAGCCGCAGATAAAAGATGGTCTAATGCGAACGCACCACAAACGCATATGCGAACGCAAAGCAGTTATAGTCATAGTCATAGTAATAATAAAATAATTAATGATGCTTTTGAGGAGATATGGAATAAACTTAAAATAAAACGTGGAACAAAAGCAAAAGGTCTAAAAGCATACAACAAACTACACGGAAAAATAGAACCCAACATTCTCATAGAAAAGTTTAATGCGAAGGCAAATAGCTTGGAAGATGTCACGTTTTTACCACACTTTAGTTCTTGGCTAAATGCAGAGGGTTGGACGGAGGAATTATTACCAGAAAAAAAAGAGGAGTTTAAAATAGATAATCGTAACCCTTATTCTAATTTACCACTATGGAAAAAGGGTATAAGAACAATGAATGATACAGACCAAGACATTAGAAAAGCCTATAATGATGGTTTGTTAGAAAAAAATCATTTAGAAAGATTAAGTATTAGCGTATAAATAATGAATGGAAGAAGATTTAAAGAAACTATTCATTACAATACCAGATGTTTATGGTGGCTATTCTGCTGTTATTCAAGTATCTGGATTTGAAACTGAAGAGGAAGCAAACGAATATCTTTTAAAACATCATAAGGTTCAAGACTTAGAAGTTTTACATCAAGATCAAACAATTCATTAATGGCAAGACCAATTAAATATAACATAGATACAGTAGAACTAGAAAAATTAGCTTCTTATGGGTGTACTAACATAGAGATAGCAGACTTTTTTGGTTGTGATGAGAGTCTTATTAGGAAGAGTTATTCCGAATATCTGACAAAAGGAAGAGCAGATATGAAGATAAGACTTAGAAAGATGCAGTTTAACCTTGCAGAGAAGTCAGCAGTAATGGGAATATGGTTAGGTAAACAAATGTTAAATCAAACAGACTATCCAATAACAGAAGATTCAGAACCTTTAAAATGGTCTGCTGATTAAGTGCCGCTAACTAAACCACAAAAAGAAGTCATACTATGTGATAAGCGTTTCAGAGTGCTTATATCTGGTCGTAGGTTTGGCAAAACATTTCTTGCTATTCAAGAGATGGCTAAGTTCTCAAGATTTCCAAATCAAAGAGTATGGTATGTATCACCCAGCTACAGGCAATCTAAAACTATTTGTTGGGATATGCTAAAACAACAAATGATAAAACATAGATGGGTGCAAAAAATTAATGAATCTGATCTAAGTATAGTTTTAAGAAACAACTCAGTTATAACTCTTAAAGGAGCAGATAATGAACAATCATTGCGTGGAGTGGGGTTAAACTTTGTTATACTTGATGAGTTCGCTGACATAAAACCTTCTGCTTGGTATGAAGTTTTAAGACCTACATTAAGTGATACTCTAGGACACGCTTTGTTTTGCTCAAGTCCAAAAGGATTTAACTTTGCTTATGATTTGTATTCTAAACAAGACCCAGAATGGCAATCATTCAAATATACCACAATAGAAGGTGAACAAGTAAGCCAAGAAGAGATTGAACAAGCAAAGAATGATCTAGATGAACGCACATTTCAACAAGAATATCTAGCAACATTTGTTAATTATGCTGGTATAATTTACTATAATTTTGACAGAAACAAGCATATCATCAATGATTATGAGAGAGTTTCTAAGACAATTCATATTGGTATGGATTTTAATATTTCTCCTATGGTTTGTGTTTTAGCAGAGCAAGTGAAGAATGATTTAATAATCTATGATGAAATACAATTATGGAGCTCTAATACTTCTGAAATGATTGATGAAATAAAGAACAGGTATCAAGGTCATAGGATAATTGTATTTCCAGACCCAGCTTCAAGACAAAGAAAAACTTCTGCTGGTGGAATGACAGATTTATCTTTACTACGCAACGCTGGTTTTGAAGTTAAAGCAAGATCGCAACACCCATTAGTCAGAGATAGAATTAACGCTGTAAACTCCAAGTTAAAAAATGCAAATAATGTGTCAAGTCTATTTATAACAAAATCTTGTAAAAACTTAATTAAGAGTTTAGAAAGACAGATATACAAAGAGGGAACAAGTGTTCCAGATAAAGATAGTGGGTTTGACCATTTCAATGATGCGTTAGGCTACATGGTAGAATATATGTTTCCTTTGCGTAGAGAGTTTAAACCAAGTGAACCGACTAGGTGGAGTTGATGGCAGATTATAGTAGAGAATTTTTAGTAGCTAAACATGGAGATTATGAAGATAGTCTTAAGAACTGGAATTTTCACTATAGATCATATGTAGGTGGAGATGATTTTTCCAATGGTTATTTTTTAAACAGATATATTTTAGAAGGTGATGATGAATATATAAAGCGTGTTGATTTTACACCCTTAGATAATCATTGCCGCAATGTAGTACAGATTTATTCAAGTTTTTTATTTAGAGTTCCTCCCACGAGAGATTATGGCTCAATGTCTGGTGACCCCCAGCTTGAGTCATTTCTTAAAGATGCAGATTTAGATGGAAGGTCTTTTCATAATGTAATCAAAGATATGCAACTTCACGCTTCAGTTTATGGTTCATGTTGGGCTATTATAGATAAACCAGCAACAGTAGCTAAGACTAGAGCAGAAGAATTACAACAAGACATTAGACCATACATCTCAATTTATACTCCAGAGAATGTGACTAACTGGGAATATCAACGATTGCCTAATGGTAGATACTTCTTAACATCATTAACTATTGTTGAGGATATAAACGAAGATAGAGCAATAATTAAAGTTTGGACTCCAGAAGATATTACAACATACAGAGTTAATCAGTACATGAAGGATTATTCAACATCAAAGCCAGTTAAGATTGATGAACAACCAAACGCTATTGGAGAAATACCAGCAGTTGTTTTATACAATCAAAAATCACAAAGAAGAGCAATAGGTATAAGTGATTTGTCAGATGTTGCAGAATTACAACAGTCTATTTACAATGACTATTCAGAGATTGAGCAGTTAATCAGATTATCTAACCACCCTAGTTTAGTTAAAACACCTAATGTTGAAGCTAGTGCTGGTGCTGGTAGCATTATTGAGATGCCAGAAGATATGGACGCAAACTTAAAACCTTATATCATTCAACCTAGT